AACCTGCCGTTCAATGGCACGCAGAATTTTGTCCTGCGCAGTCAGTATGTCGCCACCTTCGACAAGCGCAGTAATCATGTCTTTTTCAGCGTCAGTGAACGTGACGCCAGACTTCGCCAGTGCAGTAATTCCCTTGATGGGGTCCTGCAGCGCCTTGCCAAGCGCAATGGCTGAATTCTCGCCACCAATACCAGCAGCCTGCATGTCAAGCACGGCAAGCGTTGCGCGGTCGAAGCTCCCACCGACGGTGCCGGCAGTCTTCGCAAGTTCTTCAAACGTCAGCAGCTGCGCTTGCGTTTCCTTGATTAGCCCACCGTCAACAGCTGTGGCACGCTCTGTCGCGTCAGCAAAGTCCTGCAGCCGCTTGACCACTGTTTCTGTTTGGTCACCAAAAAGGCCCATGCTGGTCGCAATGTTCTGCAACCTGGCGTCTTCAACTTTGGCTTCCTCGGCAGCCTTGATGGCGCTAGCACCAAAGGCGACCAGGCCACCAGCAGCCACAGCAGCGCCAGCTGCGACTTTCCGCCCAAAGCTGCCTAGCCCATCCTTGATGTTGTCAAGGTCACGTTGGGCTTGCTTGACGCCAGAAGGGTCCCACTTGCTTACGATGGGAACAACGATTGCCACTAGTTCACCAGCCTTTGTACCGTCTTGCGCATGTCGGCTACGGCTTCGACCAAAGCGGCTTCAACGTCGCTGCGACGCTTGATAGCTGCAGGCCACATGGCACGGCTGGCACGTGCCTTTCCGTTCAGGTTGCGCACCATTTGCCTACCGGCTTCCGTCTTGCCGCCACTCTTGCGACCAGCCATGTCATAAACGGAACCAATAGGGCTGCCCATGACCACGCGCAGCAGCCGAATGTTGCCAGTCTTGACGCTGCCAGTGCCGACCTTGACGCGAATGCTTGACCTGACGCGACCTGGCTGCCAGCGCCACTTGCTTCGACTGCCACGGCTCCGCTGCCAACCTGACATGGGTGCAGCAGCCGGCACGTTTCTGCGTGCTTCCGCTTGAACGATGCCGCCAACCCTGCGCACGTTCGCAATGGCAGCCTTGCGAAGTTCAGGGTCAATGCGACCCAAGGCACGGAAGACTTCCGGCAGGCCTTCCAAACCAGCACCGAAGGCCACCATGGTCAACGTCGTTGCGCCTTTCCGATTAGCTCCGCTTTGTCTGCCAGCACCTGCCAAATTGTCGCAGCCATTTCAGGGTCAGCGATTAGTTCGGAAGGCGCAATGCCTGTTTCTGCGGCAACTACAGCAATTAGGTAGCCGTAGCTGCCGCGCTGGTAGGGGACGTTTCCGCAGCCTCGCCACTGCCAATTTCGGTGACTTGCTTAGCGAAGTCATCGAATGCTGCTGGCACGTTGCGACCTGCGAAGCGTGCTGCTTCGTATGCCAGGTACAGCATGTCTTCAAGGCCTGCACCGTCAGCCAGTGCGGAAGCCTTGGTTTTGTAGCGTCGTTCCCACTGCACGATGACGAACGGCACAGCAGTCACAGTGTCCACCGTGCCGTCAGCCAGCTTGTATGTCAGGTCAAGGCGCATGGGATCAAGGCGTGTAGGTAACAGCACCGTTCACAGGGAAGGTAATGTCACTTTCAAGCGCACTGTCAGCTGCGCCACCAGCGGAAGGGAACACAGGGAACAGGTTGCCACCGAAGCTGCCGCCACCAGCGACAGCCAGCGTGAAGGCAACAGCCGTGCCGGCAGTCGCAGCCGTCCACAGCGCTTCGAACAGCGACGAAGCGTCAGGCCAGTCCTGCATGGCACGAACGGTAAGTTCCCACGTCGCAGGGTTGACGATAGCTGCCGAATCGGAAAGCGTAATGTACTGCGTGGAAGACTGCGTTGGGGTCAGCGTGACTTCTGCAGTCTGGCTTGACCAGTCGTCCCCATCAATGGTCAGCGTGAGTGCGCGGCCGGTAATGACAGTGGCTGCCATGGTTAGTCCCTTCTAATGGTTTGCTTCACAGTCACTGTGTATGCCGGAAGCTCTTGGTTTCCTGTGGAATAAGTGCCAGGGTTGGCGCTGCTGACTGGCACCGTTTCAACGATGACGTCAACAATGTCAAGCAGCGTTGTCAGCGCACCGACGTCGGTAGCTGGCAGCGTGCAAACGTTCAAGTCCCATTCAACGTCGCTTAGCTTGCCGCTGATACCGACCACGCGTGGCGGCTCTACAAGCGTGACGTTAGGACGCAGCTGCCGTGGGTCGGTAATGACTTCAATGCCGGCACCTTGCAGGGTTGCCACAAGGTCAGCGGTAATTTCAGCCAGCGCACCCATCAGCCGACCTGTGGCCTTCCGACGCCAAGCAGCCTGAGAATCTGACCCATGCTGCCAGTGGGAGCCTGCAACGGCATTTGTTCAAAGCTTTGAAAGCTGTCGACGCTGCCCTTTTCTCGGTACAAGGCGACAGCGTAAAGCGTGGTGCCTTGCTTAGCGGCTGCCCCTGGCGCAACGGTAGGGTTGTCCATGTAGCCAGCTTCCCAACGACGTCGGTAGGCGAAGTCGTTGGCGGCTGCAACGCACGCGTCAAGGTATTCAGTGTCTGTGACGTTGCCAACAACCAGCTGCACGTCATCGCTGTCAATCCACGTGACTTCTGCGACCAGCACGCCAGACACTGCAAGTTCAGCGAACGTGGCACCGTTGTCAGTGAACGTCACCTGAGTCTCGCCAGCGTCAATGCCGGTAAGCACGTGGTGCCCATCCACGTTGTTGCCCACGTTGTAAACGTGGACATGTTCACCAACGGCAAGGCCAGCCACACTGTCCAATGTCAGCGTAACGACGTCGGCATCGTCACGCGCTGCGAAAGAAACTGCGTAGGACATGGCGTGTGGCTGGCCTGGTTACCGTCAGATAAGCGACAGCGCGCCGTTGGTCAGGTCAATGTCAGCAACGGCACCAAAGGCACGGAAAGCAATGCGCGTGGACAGCGTTGCAGGCTGGTCGACGCGAATTCCGCCACGAACGTCCTCGTACACTTCAAGCGCACGCGCATTGAAGACGATGGCAGCCGACGTGGCCGGAGCGACAACCAGCGCGTCGTCAACCACAAGCGTCAGCCCAAGAGGGTTCATGGTCAGGCTGGTGACGCCAGCGGCAGTGCCGGCAGCGTTGGACGGACCAAGGTAAGGGAAGATGCGATTCCCACCACTGTCCTTGGCAGCGCCAAGCTTGGCCCACACGTCGGAAGAAACCAGAAGGTGGGTGGGCATGGCACCGAAGTTCTGCCGCATTTCCGCAGCCGCAAGGTAAAGGTCTTCAATCACTTCGTCACCGTCGGTAAAGTCAGCGACCGTGCTGGTGGCAGTACCCATGCCGCCCACCAGCTCCGTGGCGACGTAGCCGTTGAAAGTCTGCCGCGTGACACGCGCCATGTCTTCAAGGATCAGGCCAAGAAGCGCAGGGTCCGACCAGCCGGCAGCCTGTTCCGAAACGTCAACGTAGCCGCCAAAACTTTTGACGGTGCAGCTGATTCGGTCGACAACCATTGCCGTGCTAGACAGCTCGTCAAATTCCGCCAGCTGCTCCGCGACGCTGACATGCGTCGTAATCTTGCGCCGGTAGAACGTCTCCGCACGCGGCATGGCACGCGTGCCAAGCGCAGCAAGAAGCGGACCAGCGTCCATCATCGCAAGGTTGTTGAAAACCTCGCCGATAAGAGGCTCCGGCACAAGGCCCTGCACGTCAGCAAGGACGTCTTCCGCAGCGACAGCTTCGACACGCGGCAGCTGGTCGCCACGAAGAATGGCGCTGACGTACTCAGCTGCAGTGACCTTGCGAGGCTGCGCAGCAAGGGTAAGCGGCACGTTCGGAATGGTTGCTTCCATTTCTTCTGTTCCTTCGTTGTCGGCTTCTGGCTCCTCGCCAGGAAGGTCATTGGTAGTGGGGTCAGGGTCAATCGGTGCAGGTTCGACAGCGCCAGCCTGCGGCATGGCTTCGACCTGCGGCACGGCAGCGACTTCAAGCACCTTGGCCTGCGCAAAAGCACCGAACGGCACCAATGACAATTCCTGCCAATCTGCTTGCTTGACCACGACGGTGCTGCCGTCCATTTCGTAGTCAAGAACGTTGACGCCAACGCTGACAGCATCAAGCACACCGTCAGCGGCAAGGGTCAAGGCTTCGTCGCCAGCGGCAGTCTGGCTGATACGCGCTTCAAACATGACAGCTTCGTCAGTGTCAATGCGTGCCGTCACAATCCCAATGGGTTCGGAAAGGTTGTGGTCCCTAATCAGCTTCGGTGCTGGCCCATCAACAGGCAGCGAACCAGGCATGAAACGCACCCAACCAGTGCTTGCGTGCGCGTCAACGTTGTAAGGCGCAGCAATGCCGCTAATGGTGCGACGTGACGGCTGGCCTGCCGGAGCCGCATCTACCTGAATTGGTGCCTGCAAAGTCAGCTTCAAGGCATCATGCTTTCTGTGTCGGCAGCACCGTTGTCTTCGGTGATGCGCTGCGTGTCACGCCACCCAAGGCGCACGATTCGACCACGTGGCAGCACGCTGTTCTGCGACAGCGTTTGTTCGATGCATTCGATGTAAGGCCTAGCGTCTTCGCGCAGCTGCTCTTGCGCTTGCTGTGCGTTCTGGTAGGTCATGCCAGTGCCGGTAGGTGCACCGACCAAGTAAGGCGAAATGCCGCACACGCGTGCAAGTTCCAAAGCCTGATGCTGCCGGCTTTCCAAGCTCTGAAACTTGGTCAGGTCAAGCTGGCTTTCATTCCATTCAGTGAATTCGTTCAGCGCGCCAACAGCGCCTTCCGAACGTGCCGCAGCCCAAGCCTGCGCCAGCTGCCCAAGTTCGTCGCCAGACAATGGTTCGCCACCAACCTGGCGCAGCCATCCCATGGCAACAGGGTTCGCAGCGAACTTCAACGCTGAAACGTCAAGCCGTTCGCTAAGCAACATGGCACGGAAGCCAGTGGTCAGCACGTTTTCGGTAGGCGACCAGAACATGACCAAGTTGTTTCGGTCGATGACCTGCCCACCGACTTCCACGGTGTAGTCACCATAAGGCGTATTGCCAATGAACGTCATTGCGTTTACGTAGACGTTCTCTGGCGGCAGCAAGCTGAACGTCGCAGGCCTGCCGTCAGCGAACCTAGACGTCACGTACCAGGCTGCGTACCCGTAGAAGTAAAGGCTGTCAAATGTCCATGCCAGCTGCCAGCTACGCGTGCGCGTGGGGTCAGGCTGAATCATCCAACCTTCAAGAGGCAGTGGGACTTCTTCAACCTCGCCAGTGGCAGTGCTGGTAACGGCAAGGTGCTTGAAAGGCAAGCTTGCCACAATGCCGGCAAGAAGGTCCCGAGAGCGCGCCACAGTCGGAATACGCATCGCACGTGCCCTGCCCACGCCAGTAGTGGACACGTTCGCAATCGTTGCCGCAGAAAGCTCCGCAGCGTTGACCCTATTGGGTGCAAGCTGCTTGCTTGTGCGCGTGAAGAATCCCACGGCAGTAATTATGCAATGGGTTACTACGCAAGCAAGGTTTACATAACAGATAGAATTTTAGCGGCTAGGTGCAATCCCAAGTGCAGGCTTGGCACGCCAACGGCTACGCGTCGCCAGCGCGGCAGCCCAAACCATGCACCTAGCAAGTTCGATGGGACCTGGCGACTTCTGCGAACTAAGCGCGTAGCCATTCCTACCGTTCACAGCCACAGCACGTTCAACCTGTTCTGACAGCTGTTGCGACCCAACGTGCATGACCTTGCCGTCAATAATCATTGCACGCACCAGGCCAGTCCATTTCAGAAGCTCCGCATAGCCGACAACGGTGCGTCTTGGCTGCAGCTGCAACGGCAAATGAATGTCCAAGCTAGGCGGAATGGCTATGCGGCAGGAAGGCGGCAGCAGCCGTTCAACTTCCGCCCAAGCCTCGCTTTCGCTCTTGACGATGAAGGCCACGTCAACGACGGCAGTGCCTGGTGCGACTTCCCAAGCCCACAAGCCCACGTGCCTGCCGCCATCGGCTGCCGAATCGACAGCCAGCACAGCTGGCGTGCCAAGGTCGCCTTCCCAAAGCAGCTGGTCCCACGTGCCAGGGTCAAGCCAGCTTCTGTCACTGGCGACCCATTGGTTCAAGCTGGCACGCAGAAACATGCTGCGGCTAGGGCTTTTGGATTCCATTTCCAACGTGTCAAGGTCAATTGTGTAACCCAACGCAGGGTTAGCCATGTGCCAAACGGCAGGGTCCATGACATTGGGCACCGAAGCTGGCACCGACCATTCCGCAAAGTAGAACGCTGACGGCAGGCCTTCGTCAATGACACGCAAGCCAGCTTCACGCTGGCGAAGCATCCACGAAGACGCTTCTGTGCCGGCAGTAGACACAGCCAGCATCAGTGGGTTCTTCTTGGCGCGCTGCGACGGCATCAACCCCTGGTCAATGACCTGTTCAGAAATGTCCCACACTTCGTCGCAGACAACCAACGTATTCGACCTGCCGTGGCCTGCGTTACCAGTTGAAGCCTGCACCAGCAACAAACTGCCGTCAGGCATCCTGACTTCGTTCCTGCCGTAAGACCATTTCGCCTTGCCGCCAAAGAATTCCTGCAGCACCAAAGCCACGTCAGTAAACGTCGCCACACTCAGGTCAAGCGCATGGGAAACCAGGGTCGCAGTCACAGGTTCGCCACGGTGCTTAGGCCATTCAGTCACAGCCCACCCAAGCAACGGCTGCAGCAGCCCACGCGTCTTACCGTTCTGACGTGCCACGCTGACCAAAGCCTGACGCACCGTCAGCCTGCCGTCATCGTCCACAGACAGCACCTTGTCAAGCACGTGCCGCTGCCAAGGCATCAAGTCGACGTGCAACCACTGCTTGGCCCACGCAGCCACTTCAGGCCCAAGAGAGCTTGACCCACGCACCAGCGTTTCCAACCTAGGCGGAATCAAGCCGTCCACAGCAGCCGCAGGCTGAACCTGGCCTGATTGGTCGCCAGAAGGCCCATTCTCGGCTTTCTGCGAGAAAGCCGGG